GGTTTGTACTATTACATGAACAGAGCAAAAAAAGCTGGTAAAAGTAAACCAGGTAAAGGCACTGTTACTGACAAAGCTTTAAAAGCATCTGCTAAAACTGCAAAGAAACCAGTAAAGAAAAAGAAAAAGGCGTGATCACTTTTATAAACAAAATACTTAGATGGTTAAACGGGTCAACTCCTGTTAAGAAAAAGAAAAAAGTTACAACACCCAATAAAAAAAATTGGCCAGGAATAACTAAAAAGAAAACCCCTAAGAAAAAAGTTAAAAAGAAGAAAAAGTAATGGCTACTTCTCGGGGGAGCATACCAAAGACAACTACTGGTAAAGGTGCTAATTATCGCAAGACTAAATCTGGTGCTGGCATGACAGCTAAAGGTGTAGCTGCATATAGACGCGCAAACCCCGGCAGTAAATTAAAGACAGCAGTCACAGGTAAAGTTAAGCCAGGCAGTAAAGCTGCAAATAGAAGAAAATCTTATTGCGCTAGATCAGCTGGTCAGTTAAAAAGAAGTTCAGCAAAGACTAGGAATGATCCTAATTCTAGAATTAGACAGGCACGTAGACGCTGGAAGTGCTAACTAAAGTTCGGGGGGACTATGAAAAAACTTATTTTAATTTTAATGTTATGCAGCACACTTGCATATGCAGAAAATGACGTAACCTCGTCAGGCTCTACTACAAACACACAAAGTAATACTACAGGCAGCAATACAGCAATCACTGGAGGATACAACTCTGAGACTACGTATGCTACTGGTAGCAGCAACACCAGCAATACAAACAACACTACAAATGCGTATCAAGGTGATAGCCGTGTAACAAACACAGCTAATGCACCAGCACTTTCCAATTATTCACAAGACGTTTGCAGTATAGCTGTAACAGCAGGAGTATCTACGTTTTCGTTAGGCATTTCTGGTGGTAGTTCTAAAAGAGATTTAAATTGTGAAAGATTAAAACTTGCAAAAGCTTTGCATGACATGGGGATGAAGGTTGGCGCGGTAGCATTGTTGTGTCAAAACCCTATGGTTTTCGAAGCGATGTCGCATGCCGGCACAAGTTGTCCCGCATACGGCCTGATAGGTGCTCAAGCTGAAGAGTACTGGAAACAATATCCAGAACTCAGACCAGACTATGAAGAGTACACAAAAAACTTGAGGTACACACAAGCCATTGATAATAAAAAAATAGCAGACATGGAGTCAAATGATGAAGCAGAGTATATGTTGGATTCAGACGGTAATCCTACTAACATCAGTATTAACAGGCACAAGTAGTTTTGCTAACGACACCATAACCACAGGTAACTTACTAAGCCAAGATTTTAATAACTGGAATGGTAACATTCCATTATTGAATGATGAGATACATAACGATCATGTATTACCAGGCATTGAAGGTGGTTACATGGAGTACACTGTCAATCAAGCTGATATAGGATTGTCTCCTGATATTATTAATCAAGGTTTTTCTAGCACGTTAGGTGCAGACATATGGTTCTGGTCACAGTCAGATCAAACAGTTGTTATGACTCAGACTTATAATGATGGTATGGGTAACAACACACATCAACACAGAACAATTACTGGAACGTGTGGTAATGATTGTGGTACTTATCATAATTACAATAGATTTACAGACACGCTAATCATAGCTCCTAATGCAGCAATAAACGGAAGTGTTACAGCACGTTTTGATTTTACATCACTCAATGCTAATCCTCAATACCCACTATGGCACAATGGTGCAGACATAGAACATCCAACTTTACAAATCACCTACACGCGACCAGAGATACCTGAATTATTTATGCCAGAACTTTTACCACCACCAGAAAACTTGTTTATGTTTATACCAGAAGAATTTTTTATGATGGAAGAAAACTTATTTGATTTTGCTCCACTGCCCCCTGTGGCAGTGTTACCTAAAATAGAAGAACCCAGAGAAATAGACAGACCAAAAGAAATTATGGTTATGACTTATATAGAACCAGAACCAATTATGGAGCAACCAAATGAAATTAGAGAACCACAACCAATTATCGAAAACAGACCAGCGCCGATGGTTGAAAGAGAACCAGAGCCAATCATCGAAAGAGAACCAGAGCCAGAACAAATTGTTGAAAGAGAACCAAAACCAGAACCAGAACCAGAACCAATCGAAACAGCAGCAGCCGAAAAACCAGAACCAAAACCTAGACAGGCTCGCGATGAACTGGAGACAGATATAGTTGAAGAACCTGAAACTGAAACAACCGAGTTAGACTCTGAGATTGAACTTGATATACAGGACAACATACAAACTGTTAATACGACAGTCGCTTTAGTTGTGCCTAAAACACAAACAATACTAGGTGACGAACCTGATCTAGCAGAGTACGCAACAGTTAATGAACAGCTATTTGATGACAGGCAGCTACCGTCAGGAAACCCTATGTTTTTTAAACAGATAAAACTAGAAGGTTACGATAAAACTATTTATAATAATAAGAAGCAATTGATAACAATGTTGTTATCAGACCCAGTGTTTGTGTATGAAGTTAAACTTAGAAAAGCACAACAAAATACAGATAAGGCACTGTTAAAACTAAAGGAGGCACTAAGTGCAAGGGATATATAGTAAACTACAATTTGCAGCCATTGTATTATCGTTGCTTGGTATCATTGGTGGATTTACATACACCTGGGGTGTATTTAACAATAGACTTGATGTATTAGAAAACAAAGATTTTGTTATCAATCAAACTGTTGATCTATCTGATATTAAACAAGCATTAAAAGAACTAGATAATGATTTATCAGTACAAATTAAATTTCTAGAAAGCCAGATACAGCAAGCAAACGTTGAGATTAAAATCAATGCTGCAACAATAGAATATTTAAATACAAAACTTGAAGAAGTTAAACTAGAGAATGGTAACCCATTATTAAATGGATTAGGACTGTGACATGGTCAAACTATCGGACAACACAGCAATCTCTCTCCCAGCGCGTAACTTACTAGCAATTTTGGCAGCCGTTGCGATCGGCACTATGTCATATTTTTCAGTGATTGAGCGTTTAAATAAAATTGAAACAACTCAACAACTCATGCAGCAAGATATGGAAGCAGCTAATGATTTTATAGAAGGTGTGCCCAAAGGCACTATGGTCAGTCCACAAGTAAACGAGCTCTACATGTTAGTTGAATGGCTTAGTAAAACACAGGAAGAACTTCGTACTCATGTTAATGCAGAGATTCCAGAGATTGCAAAACTAAATATGCAAATACAATTTATAGAAGAGCGTATGATTGATGCAGAAACATTAATTGATAAACTTAGAGCGAACGGAACATCACATGATTGAAACATTATTCGCAGTGCTACTTATAACTAACGGCTCTATAATTGAGACAGTGCCTACAGACGGAATGTCAGATTGTCTTAAAATTAAACGCACAGCTATGCAAAACATAGGCGTAGAGCAAGAAGGTATATTTATGCAATGCGTTCAGGTAGAAGCCGAAGTTGAGATAGACATGGGGAGGAAAAGAATTGTTAAAATCCTTACAGAAAATCCAACTGGGAATTAAAAAATATTTTAATTTAGATAACATAGTTGATACAAGTGTTGATATAGCATTGGTTGTTTTTGATGTACTATCTAGTCCAATTTTAATTGTAATGCGTGTGATAAGGTGGTTTTTAAATGAGTTTGTATTAGTACACGTTAAAAAGTTTATTAAGTTTACAGTTAGACTTTTTATTAAAACAGAATAATACTTGTAATAACAAGTAAATTTACTTATATTTACACCATGGGATTACCCAAACAATTATCAGAACAACAAAAGAAATTTTGTGAATTATTGGTATATAATGAAGGACGTAAAACACCTACAGAATGTGCGCGAGAAGCTGGTTATGCTGAAGGGTCTTGTCATGTCCGCGCTTCAGAATTGCGTAACCCAAATAAATTTCCGTTGGTTGTCAAGTATATTGGAGAAATCAGATCCGAAATTCAAAAGAAGTATGAGGTTAGTTTTGAACGGCACATCACAGAACTCGGCCGCATACGTCAAGAAGCTTTGGCAAAGGGAGCATTCTCGGCAGCTACGAATGCAGAAGTTGCAAGAGGCAAAGCAGCAGGACTGTACATCGAACAAAAAATAATTAGAACAGGTAAGTTAGAAGACATGTCTATTGAAGACTTGGAAGCTAAGATGAAAAAGATATATCAAGAGAACGAAGTATTAATTAATGGAGAGTATACACTAGCAGATGAGAAAAGCTAAATCACATCAGGAGCACACACCTGGTCCTAAGAAGAGGACATCAATAGGAAACAGCGTGCGTTCACGTCCTAAAAATAAACACAAACGTAAATCATTTAAACAAACCAGGGGGCAAGGCAAAAGGAGATAACATGACTAAAACTAAAAACGATTTGACTATTACAGAACTACAAACTAATGAATTGTTGAACACAGAGGCAACAGCAATCGAGAAAAGTATAAAGACTGCACACAATTATTATGATGTTAAGAACCTGCTGACTGTACTTACTAAGTTTGCTACATCAGAAGTGGGATCAAATGCCAAGATCATATTGGTGCTACCAGACGGTCGTAACCCTATGCAAAAAGAATTTAATATTAGAGAAATTA